CTTAGCCATTGTCGCTCCCCTGCATAGCGCGGCGAGCGGCGCGGAAAGCTTCGCGCATTGCTGGCGCGCGGGCTTCCCATAATTCTTGGCCGCCGCGCAGCACGCGATAGGGATTTTCGCCGCAATACGACAGGTATTCGGCTGTCGCTCGTTTGACTTGTTTGTCGGTCGGTTCCCGCTTCTCAGCCTCAGTGAGGCGGGAGAGCTCGGAGAGGATCGCTGACACGCCAGCAACCGTGAACATGGCGCGCTCGCGGTCCTTGTGCTTTTCGACGTTGGCTCGGATGGCCTCGATCTGGTCGGTGTCAGCCATTGGACTTGCTCCGGATCGCATTGTGACGCTTGACGCACCAGTCGTAGAAGATGACCGATGGTATTGTGAGTACCGTGCAAATGGCAGAGACTGCCTTTGACAGCCAAACAAAGGCAGCGTCGATCACATAAAGCGGGACCACCACAAGCATTGCCGACTTACCGGCCGCGCGCCACATGAAGCAGCGCACATTGTCGAATCGCTTAGCCATCCCGCTCTCCATTGCTCAGTGCGGGGGATGCGGCCTCGGCAAGCGCGAATGACAGTGCGGTCAACCTTCCTTCGCGAATGCTGCCATCCTCATCTGCGAACCGCTTCAGCACCTTGTAGAAGTCGGCTGGCGCGCGCTTCTCCACCATCCCCGGCACCGATACGGCGAGGGCGGCGGTGAGTGCATCGCGCATTGCCTGGTGAATGTCTTCTGCCTCGCCCGATGCATGAACCCGCCGCCATTCGCGAACCGCAGCGTTGACTCGCTCTTCGCTGACTACCGCTCCCTTGGAGGCGGGAGCAGGCGAGGCGGCGAACTCGTCGCCGAAATGACCGGGCACAGGGCCGCTGTCACCCCACGCCACCGGCTCAGCACTGTCGGCGGGAGCGGCGAGAGCCGGGCGCGTCATCGCATCAAACGCATCCCAAGCATCGTGGTTCGACGTGTCGTCTACGTCTTCGTCGTAATCGTCGTTGCGCTCGCCAAAATGCGCTTCGATCGCTTCGGCAATGAGCTTCTGGCCATAGGTCAGCCGCTCGACAAGCGCCGTGTCCGATGCGGGGGAGGATGGATGCGTCCACCTAAGCATGTTTTCGTCTTCGTCGTGCGTAGCGGTCATCTTTCTCCGCCTTCTCCCTTGCTTCCTTCTCTGTGGCGAGGGCTGTGTAGGCAGCCAGTTTCTCCCTTTCGAGACGTTCAGCTACGCGCCGCCAACTATCTCGATCTGACTTGACGCGCGCTAGTTCGGCCTCCGTTTCAGTCAGGTTGGCATCCGACTGCGCGACCATGGCCTGGGACATGAGATAGGCGCTTGCGAGCGATGCGCGTTCACGCCTTTCCGTCTCTAATTGAGATGCCGGGCTTTCTTCGCGCTCGCGCCCGGCAGGCGAGTTGAACGAGCTACTCTCTGAGCCGGTTGTGGCGTCGGTCCCATTCGCTCGCGAAGCTTCTTCCAGCGCTTTCGTGAAGTGCGCCGTGTTACATGTCTCGCATTCGTTGTAATATTCGACGCCATGTGGGCAGGGCATCGGCCTAGATGTCCTCGGGTGAGGGTAGTCGCCGGCCAGAAAATTCTCTATCGCCTTCTGTAAAATGCACTCGCGCTCAGTCATCGCTGCCGCTCCCTTGAGAGCCGGCCGAGAGGCGTGCGACGAGCCGGTTAGCGTCTCTCATTTCGCGTTTGAGATCGTCGGTGATCGGATGGCCTATCTTACTTTGCTCAAATGCCGCGAGCATCCATCCAAGCAACATGCGCTCCTGGCCGTCCAGAGCCCGCACCGCGTCGCTATCTACTGGCGGGGATGTGAAGAGCGGACGCACCGCGATGCCCAGTTCTCGATAGCGGGGAATATCCTCGGCTGGCGTCTCTAGCCAGCGGTCCATTGTCTCATTGAAGCGCTCCCACGCCACTGGCTCCGCTCGCTCCACCGTCCCTTGTGCTGGGGAGGGAGGGGTAGCGGACGGGAGCGGAAACAACTCGAACCCCGCACCGATCTCGACATCGTCCGGCTCTTCCTCGATCTTGCGTTTCAGCCATGTTGGATCAATGAACTTCGGCAGGCCACAGACGATGCAGGGGTTCGTCAGGCTCTTGCACTGGCAGTAGCGTTTCGCCACCGGCTCGCCCTGGCTCTCCACGGGCTGCGGGGTGGGGATCAGCGCCGACCTGATGCGAGCTTCGAAGTCGGCTTGCGCGGTGGCTTTGGCTTCGTCTAAACTCTCATGGTCGCGGTCGCAGCATTCGAACTTGCCATCGACATCGTGCTTGATGAGGTAGAATAGACGCGCGCCAGCGATTTGACCGGTCCAGCGAATTGGATGGCCGTCTTGCCAACATGTTTCTGCCCACTCCAGTTCCTTCACCCCCGGTACTGGCTGTGCGGCAGAGAGGGCGGCTCGGATTGCATCAAGTGCGAATATCGCATCGGAGAGGCCGGCAACTTCCTCGGAAACGACAAAGCCGACAAGACGCTCACCGTCGATATCGCCTGGCCGGTTGAAGGCTCGCCCCTGCACAATTTGTTGCGCGCGCTTCAGATTCTCATCCATCGCCATCATCCCTGCTCCTGTGCTTGGCGGAGAGCTTCGCGACCGGAACTCAGGACGTAGCTCAGGGCATATTTGGTTGCGTGGAAGCCGATGTCGCCGGTCGGCGGGATGACGTGCTTGCACATCACCTTTTCGATATAGTCGCCAAAGGCGTATTTGTAGGCCTCAACCATTGCGTCGGTCGCCTCTGTCAGCTTCGTCTCAGCCATCCGTCCCTCCATTAAGGGCCCTGCGGACGGCTTCTGGAATGTGGCGACAGAGAACGCTATCGGGATCAGGCCGCTCTTCCAGCCACTGCCTGACCTGATCTGGCGCTAGGGCCATGGCCGTTTGCGTCGGCAACTGGCGCTTGCTATTGTCGATCAGGTCGCCATTCTCGTTCATCAGATCCAAGATGAACGTGAACGCTGCCGTTTCGATATCCGGCTCCGCCTCTTCAGGTATCGAAGCGTCAACGGCGTCTATGGCTGCGCGCGCCTCTGCTTCTTCGAGGTGCGACCATTTCGCCAAAGCGACGAAGCCATTCTGCTCATGGTCGCCGACTGTAAGTACGATTCTCATTCCGTCCCTCCATACCGTCGAGTAGAAGCAAACCCGCGACCGCGAAGCTTGGCGTTGGCGAGGGTCATTCTGCACCTGTCGGGCCATCGAAGCCTTCGCTGCGCGCCTTCTCAAGCGCGGCTGCGGCGGCATCCAGCGCAATGTTCGCGCATCGCTCGCACAGATCGATGAAATCAAGCCGGGACTTGCCGCCATAACTGTCGCGGTCGACCGGCCGCCTTCCATCTTGCATGAGCCCCACATGCTGGGCTTGGTGTAGTCGGCGCTGGTGGCGCTCCGGCGCTGTTGATCGACAGTGTTGCCGCAGTTGTCGCAACGGATTTTCGGTATGATATTGACCTGAGCCATGTTCAGAAATCCTCCAGATCGCGCGGGTATCTGGCTTCCATCTCACTATCTTCGCGGCGCTGTTCCATCAGATCGTCCGGGTCAGGCTCGCTCTCTTCCCAAGGGCAGATGCCGCCGCTCTCCTCCTCAAGCTCGCACTGGCGAGGGGAGTAGGCGCCGCAAAACGGACACAGAGGCCCGAAGATGCGCTCGCGCTCTTCTTCTGGCGTTTCGGTCTTCCATGCGTCATATCCAGGGAGGCTCATTGTGTCTGTTCCCTCGCAACGAACATCGGCTTGAATGGCAGTGTCTTGGTCAGCGGCGCGCGGGGTTCTTTCGGGCGCGATAGGCTGCTTGACGGGCGTTTCACCCCTGTATGCTTTGCCTCGCGACGCTTGGCCTGATTGATGGCCGGGCGGTCCTGCTCATGGGTCTTTTGCCGATGGCAGCCGATATGCGCCGGCTTCAGGTTATCGTCGCTGTCGTCGCGCGTCAGTTCCCATGCAATGACGTGCTCGACTTCCCATGCCTCGCGAACGCCATCGATCTTCTGCCCGCAGAGATGACAGCAACCGTTGTTGTTCGCGAAAATTCGGGCGCGGTCCTTATCGGTGAAGCGTCGACGAGCCATCAGCGCACTGCCTTCCCGGCAAGAGCCGCATGCACGGCTTCACGCTTGGCCTCCAGAGCCGCGCCGATCTCCTGAGTGCAATTCCTTGCCCGAGCGCGCCGCTCACGTCTGGCGGCCTCAGCAAAGGCAGGAATGGCCCGCTCAAGCGCGCGATCGGGGTGAAGAGAGTTCCACCAGGTTATGATGCGGCGGATGGTGCGGATGGGCATCGCTCAAACTCCCTTCGCCTGCGCATAAGAGGAACCGGCCGGCGCCGAGACAGCACGATTGCCGCTCTCTTCAATGGCGCCGGCCGCTGGCCCGCCCCTCTTCGTGGGCGAGCTATCACCTGACGGGGCGTTAGCGGGGGAATGGTCAGGTGAATTCGAATACTGGTAGAGGAGGTCGCCAGGATCGGTCAGCACGATTCCCTGTTCGGAAAAATGCCTATGGATACCGTCCAGATAGGCGGTCGCCTGCTTCGTTGACATCAAGCGCGTGACGGGAAAGTCCAGTGGCTCCATCATCAGCGCGATCTTCTGTTCGTAGGGCAGGCGCTTGACCACCGCGTCGTATTTCTCGCGGAAGGTCTCGTTCTCCGCCCGGAGGATCGGAACGCCGATCGTCAGTTTGCAGTAGGCGCGGATTTCCTCGACAGTCGCATCTTCCTTCTGCTGTGCTATCTCGGTCAGCCACAGCATTTGAAGGCGGTTCTGCTTCACCGAGCGTTTGCCGCCCTTGCTCACCGACAAGGTGAATGGAAGGCCCTGGCTATCGAGATAGCGATGAGCCAGCAACAGATCGCGTTCGGACTCGATGAAGCGCGTGGTCATGCCGCTCCCCTCAAGAACTGATTGGCGAATTCCAGATAGTCGGCCGCCAGCTTTTCGCAGTCGGCGTGCATTTCTGGGTAGCGATAAGCCTTCAACACTTGGGGCTCAGAGACCCCGTAGACCATCGGCTCGAGTTCCTTGATGACGAAGATGTTCCAGCGGAACTCCTGGGCGCCAAAGATGTCGAGATAGAATTTCCATTGGCACCCGTTCAGGTACCGCTCTGGATCGAACTTGCTCGTGGTCTTGTGATCGGTGACGATCCGGCCATCTACACCGTCCACCTGCCCGGTGACGGTCAGCCCGCCATATTGCCCATAGGCGCGCATCTCTCTTACGTCGGGCAGCGCAAGCGAGGCATCAGGCAGGATGAACTGGTAGCCGTTTGCCTCGAATACAGTGTGGTTGCCGTCCGGGGCTGTTTCCAGCGCCTTGTGGAAGGCTGTGCCGGCTTTCATGGCCTCGGACGGCTCATCGGTCGTGATGAACCGCACCAGGTCTTCCACGGTCGGCTCGTCCTGGCCCTCGAATAGAGGCTGCCAGTTCTTCCACTGCCGGTGGGCTTCGACGTTCGAAACGCGGGCGAGCATCACGCGGCCTCTTTCGCCTTGGCGTATTCGGTCGCGGCCTTGTCGAAGGCCAACCCGAGTTCGGTCGCGCGCTTGTGAAGCATGGTCTTGGTGACGGTGCCGCCGGCTATCGCGCGGGGCAGAAGCTCATTGACGCCAGCCGCGTCCATGATCTTGGGGAGCGCATCGCGGAACCACTGCTGTTCGGCGACGGCTTCGCGCTGGTCTTCGGTCAGTTCGTTCAGGCGCGACTTGATGCGGTCGATGACGCCGGCAAGGAAGCCGTCGAACTCGGTCGCCGACATATCCGGCACGTCCAAGGGTTCAAGCTGGCCTGGGTTCTTGCCGAAAGCAGCGTCGGTCGGTGAGAATCGGAGTTGCCGTTTGCCGTTTGCGATGACGAGCCGGCCCATTGCGTCGGCGGCTTTGTAGATCTCGCCCTTCGATCCTCCCTGAACGTCCAGGCGCTCGATAATGTCGTCGCCATTCCGCTGCTCATCCATGTGCGCGATCAGCACGACATCTTTGCCGAAGCTGTTCAGAAGCTTGAGAAACGAGGTGAACCGCGCCTTCAGTTCACCGTAGCCTTGCAGGGTGAGGGCGCCGCCACGACCATGCTTGGGGTTGATGCGGATGATGTCGGCGGTGAGCGTGTCCAGCGCGCGGCCGGCGGTGTCCACGATGACTGTCTTGAACGGGGTTAGGTCTTCCGCGGTGATGTTCGCGACATCAGACCAGTCGGACACGCGCACGGTGTCCTTGCGGTTGGCAGCACGATGGCTGCCGTTGTCGAAGTCGAGCAATAGCGGCGTATCGGCAGTGAAGGCGAGGGACGACTTGCCCAAGCCGGGCGGGCCATAGATGACCGTATTCAGCCGCTCGACGGTAATAGGCTCGGATGCTTTGGTGATGCGGAGCATGTCAGTTCCTTTCGGTGATCAGATCCCAGATGTAGCGGCGCCAATACCAGCGACTGTTGTTCACCAGTCGGGAGACTTCGCTGGCATTGCCGTCGCGCTTGACTTCGCGGGCTGTGTTCAGAAGCCCGAGAGCGCAATCACGGCAGGCGAGGGCGTAGGCTGTCATGCCGCAATCTCCCTCTCCACTGCGGCAACCGCTGCCCGGTCCTGTGCCGCGCGCCGGACGATGCGTTCTGCCTCGTCGGCATCCACGCCGGCGGTAAGCAACAGATCGTATTCGTGAAGTCTGCGCTCCCAGTCTGTCTGGAAGCGGAGCATGTGGGCAGCGTCGAGGATGTCGGGGGCCATCTACTTGCCCTCGCCGGTTGCGCGGGCAATAGTTGCGCGGGCGAATTGGCAGTCCTGCTTTGTGGGGAAAGTCCTGCCACCATCCTCAGCTTCGAGGCCTGCTAGAATTTTGGCGCAGCGCAGAAGTTCAGGAGCGGCAGCGATCAGATGCGCATTCGCAACAGCCTCATCAAAGCGCGGGTTATCGCCGTTGCTCCAGTTTTCGCCGGTCTCATGGCTGCAATGAACCGTCGCCACTGCGCCCATATAGCCGTCAGCCAGCACATAGCCGCATTCGCAGCCGACATCTGGCCGAGCAAAATGCGGAACGCTCCACGGTCCCGGCGTATGCTTTGCTGTCGCGTTCATCGGTTGTCCTTCCCGTATGGGTGTTGGGAAATG